CAAAATTTGTATTTATTTTGCAAAAATGCGACTTAAAAACCCGGAAGAGATCTTTTTGTATATAATGATGTGGGCATATATCCGGTCTGTATTTTTTTGTAGTCGAAGATCTCCATTGCCATTCAGATCGATGGCGCGATAGTTTCCGCCTTCGATCTTGAGCTCCGTGTGCGAGTATTCCGGATCCGCGAGAAGCTTCTGGAAGTGAGAAGCAGATCCTTTTTTGATAGATCCGATCCGGACACCGTTCACGCTGATCTGCAAATCCTCGATCTGTGGCTTCAGGGTCCGGAAGATATACTCATAAACCTTCATACCGGGCTTGAATTTTTTCTGAAAATCTTTGGAAGGTAAAAGATAATCTTTCGATGGTGTGGCAAATATGCGGAGATCCTGATTGACCTCCGCAAGTTCGAACCGTTCTGTTTTGTATCTCATATCATTTAATCCTCTTTATCCAGTGAGAATATTTTCTTCTTTTTTTTCAAGATCAAGAAGCTTCAGGACACTGGACTGAATGCCGTTGTCAGCTTTTCGATATGCAACTATGATGTCATATTCTGAATTTGAAATCTTATATGCTGGTGTCTCGCATCTCGAATCGCATTCCATCGGGACATTCAAGCCCATTAGCCACACAGGATTGACATTGAGAGCATTCGCGATCAGAGAAAGCTTCTTTTCTTTTGGCTTAGCATATCCGCTTCGATACTGGCTGATAGTTGCGTCTTTAATCCCGGTCTTTTTCGTCAGGTCTATCGGTTTCATTTCTCTGATTTCAAGTGCTTCATTAAGTCGACTACTAAATGTTGATATGACTTCAATCATAGATACTCACCTCCGAGACCATCATATATTATCTTTTCGGCAATTTCAAGACATTAAAAGGATAATTTAAAAAAATTAAAATACAGTATTGACAGCCGACCTTCAAAATGGTAAAGTACAGACGTGGAACACCATATCTTGTAGAAAGGAGGCACATGATGAGTTTCAGGTACAATAAGTTGAGAGGCAAGATCGTCGAGGTCTATGGCTCGCAGGCTAAATTCTCCGATAAAATCGGGCTTTCTGAACAGATAATCACTGCTAAGCTTCAGGGACGTTCTTCATTTACTCAGGAGAACATCATCGCATGGGCGCAGGCACTAAATATTGATCAGAACGATATCGGGGAATATTTTTTTACCTTTGAACCTTCAAACGGTTAAAGTTATGACGCAAATTATGAAGATCAAAACAAAAAGGAGGAAGACGTACATCGTGGTAAACAGCAAGGCAAACAGCAAACAAGTTATCTGTGATCTGCTGTGCAAGGCGATCCAGTCGACACAGGCTGGAGATGATCTTGAAGAGCTCAGATATGATCCCGTGGCGGAAGTGGTTCATGCAGACTTCCGGAAAGCATACGATGCACGACAGATCAACGTGGCTATGGATAGTGGCTGGGCGATGATTAAGGATATCGTGAACCATCTCGATATCGGGTGATTGCCATGACAGCAAGAGACATTGAACGAGACATGAAAGCAGCTGTGAACGGAGCATCATTCATCACTCCGGGGCAGCTGGCGAAATATCTCGGGCAGACAAACACATCACGGGTCCGCGAAGAGTATATGAAGGATGCGTTCAAGCTGGAAGGAACGAAGAGATATTTCATTCCGGAGGTCGCACAGAATATATACAACAAAGGCCGGTGGTAGACAGGACACAGGGCGCGGCGTTTTCTTTCTTCACTCAAAACACCAAAACACCACGATATGTTAATCATTGATAATTCCCCTGATTTCAACGTCGCGCCTTGTGTTGTATCCACAGAGAGGAGGTAAGTCATGGGGTTATATGGTAAGGGGCTCATATTGCTGGTCTTCGGCGGTGCCGGACTAGCGGAAAACATCACATCAGGACGTGGCTCGTTCATCATCTCGGCGATCCTGTTCTCAATAGGACTGGCGATGATCATGTGGAGCTATATCGAACACTAATCAGAGGGGAGAAATACCATGAAAACACTCAATATCTACGAATACGGTGACAAGGTTATGATCGAAGGCTCGATTCACAACGTGAAGGTTGAGAACGGCGTTCACAAGTATCAGATCAAGGATAAGAAATCGGCAGACGTTCTTGATACCTGGTATACAGCCGAAGAACTCATTCCTTGTCCGGAAAAGAAGGCAGAAAACGAAAAGAAGGAGGAAGACAAATGCGAAAACTCTACGAAATCGAAAAAGAGATCCTCGACTGCGTAGACCAGGAGACCGGAGAGATCATCGACGAGGAGAAGCTGGATGCTCTTGAGATGGAACGAGAGAAGAAGATCGAGGCGGTGATCCTTTGGTATAAGGACGTAAAAGCCGAGAAGGAAGCAGTCAAGGCAGAAGGCGCGGCACTCTACAGAAGAGGAAAGACGCTCGAGAATCAGGAGGAAAGTCTGAAGAGGTACATCGAAAATGCACTCGGCGGTGAAAAATTCAAAACACCACGATGCACAGTATCTTACCGCAAAAGCAAAAGCATCGTGATCGATGACATCAAGGCTCTTCCGAAGAAGTTCCTGAAAGAGATCAAAGAGGACTGGTTCAGCAAAACCATGATCAAGGAAGCGATCGAATCCGGGAAGAAGGTCAAGGGAGCGCATCAGGAAGAAAAGATGGGAATAGTTATCAAGTAAAGGAAGGAGGCAGAAAACGAGATGGCAAGAAGAATACAGGCAAAAATGACGGATTTCAACGTGGAATATGTGAGAAATCACTATGAAAAGTATCTGAAGAGAACTCGCATGAAGAAACATACATTTGCGAACAAAATCGGTCATGACAGCGGATATCTTCCGGAATGCTTCAGAAGAGGAAGGATAAACATTGAAGCATTGAATAAAATCTGCGAAATCACAAAAGCAGATCCTGAAAAAGCAAAGCTTCCGGCACAGGAAGAAAAGGATCTTCCGGAACCTTCAAAAGTGGATGAAATAAATATTGAACTTGACGGAGAAAGCCATAAATGGCGAATTGTGGCGGAAGAGTTAAAGATGTTAAGACTTCAGAACGATCGGCTGATAGCACAAAATGGTGAAGTCCTGAAGCAAGGAGTTGAGATTGTAAATGTGCTGAATTGTCTGAAAAGGATATGGGAAAAATAAAGGAGGCAGAAGATGAACATCACAAGCGGAATAATACCGTGCGCGAAAAAGATCGTGCTGTACGGTCCGGAAGGGATCGGGAAGAGCACGTTCGCGTCGAAGATGCCTGATCCGGTATTTATCGACACAGAAGGAAGTACAAAAAACATGGATGTGAAGAGACTGGACACTCCGGAACAGTGGATGGATATCTTCGAAGCTGTCAAATACATTCAGCAGAATCCTGAATGCTGCAAGACGCTGATAGTTGACACTGCGGACTGGGCTGAAATGTTGTGTATCAAGTACACTTGCGAGAAGGGCGGCGTGAACGGGATCGAGGATTTCGGATACGGCAAGGGCTACACATACGTCCAGGAGAACTTCAAGAAGCTTCTCGATTCTCTCAACGGCATCATCAAGCTCGGGATCAACGTCATGGTGACAGCACACGCAAAGATGCGGAAGTTCGAACAGCCCGATGAGATGGGAGCTTATGACAGATGGGAAATGAAACTGTCGCGTCAAGTCGCTCCGATGCTCAAAGAGTGGGCTGACATGGTTCTCTTCGCAAACTACAAGACGTATGTCATCGAGGATGACAAGACGAAGAGCAAGAAGGCTCAAGGCGGAAAGCGCGTCATGTATACCACACATAATCCTTGTTGGGATGCGAAGAACAGATACGGGCTGGCTGACTGCGTGGATTTCAGCTATGACGCTATAAAGCCGATTATAGAAAGCACAGATGAGAAGCCGAAGAAGGCGACGAAGAAGGCAGAGACGAAGACAGAGCAGAAGAAGGAACCGGAGAAGCCGGCAGAGGAATCCTATGATCCGGACGATCCTCACACAGTGAACACGGAAGTCGTGAACAAGCTGCGCGAGCTCATGAAGAAGGACAAGATCAGTGCGAAGCGGCTTCAGTATGCGGTCGGCTCAAAAGGTGCATATTTTACCGGAACACCGTTCGAGACCTACGATCCCGATTTCATTCAGAAATCACTGATCGACAAGTGGGCCGGATTCGTAAAGTATGCGAGGAAGTTCACGGATGACGAGATCAATATGCTCGATAATCCGTTCAATATCAACGACGAGAAGGAGGAAAAGAAATGAGTGAAGAAGTAAAGGTCCTGGACTGGGACGACGAGATCGAGAACGACGGCGAAGGAAGAGATTTCGTCACGTTGGAAGAAGATGATTATGAGTTTGAGGTTCACAAGTTCGAGAGAAGCCACTACACACCGAAGGAAGGCGCGAAGACTCCTCCGTGTAATCAGGCGGACATAACCCTGAAGATCAGCACGAAGGACGGAGATGCCTACGTGATCGACAAGTTCCCGCTGGCTTCGACTATGGAGTGGAAGATCTCAGCATTCTTCCGCAGTGTCGGACTCAAGAAA